TTGCCCGCAAAATAGTTATTTGCCGTCCCGCTGGCGTAGATGTTCCACTTGTTAGCGCCGCTAGAAACAGCACTCGTGATGCCGTAGTTGTTCGTGCCAGCAGTTAAATCGTCTACATAAATACCTTGCAGACTGGTGATAGTTGACCCTGCGCCTTTGACCGCATCACCCGTGTAAATTTGACGAACCAAATTAGCCGTGTAAGCACTTGCCGCTGTTCCGGCAGCAATGGCTAATCCATACACTGCTGTTGTGCCAGATGATGTACCAACAGGAACTAAAAAAGCACCGTATTGCGATGTGCCAGTCAACGCATTTGATGTGAGCCTTAATCCTTGACCAGCGTTGCCCGCACCCCCCACTCCCATATACCCATTCACCGTTACGGTGTCGGTGGAGGCGTCTCCGAGCGTGACGTTGCCCGTAAAGTTAGCGCTGCCTGCTACGGAAAGCAGGTTTGTGGGCGAACTTGTGCCGATACCGACGTTACCGGAGTTGTCTATTCTTAGTCTCTCGGTAACAGCACTAGATGCACCAGATGTTGCTGTTGAAAATGCAAGATATGGCGTATCTGTGCCGCCTGGAGAATTGATTGCTGCCTTTCGCCAAGTTCCACCGCCAAGGTTGATCCCGCCGCTAGAGCGAACTTGAATCGTTCCATCAACATCAAGGATTGGCGCTGTTGCTGTGATGCCCGAAAAATCATTTGGCGTTCTGCCAACACCTAAATCAGCCCCATCAAATACCAGCGCACTCCCACTCGTCGCCACCTTGCTGCCGTTCAGATACAGCACGCCGTTGGCGGTGCCGCCGGAGAGGGTGGGGTTGGCAGAGAATGAGACGACGCCGGTGGAGTCGGCCACCGTCATTGCAGCAGTGCCGTCCTTGGCCTTGATGTTCGTCACTTCAAGGTTAGTCAAATCCAAGGTCGTGGCATTTAACGTGCCGGTCGTGATCTTGGTATTGGTGAAGCTATCAAGAACGCGCGTAATAGCGCCGTTAGTGGCTCCTGCGCCATCGGAATAGATAATGGCACTCTCGCCATTAGGTACCGTGACGGTGCCGCCAGCGGAGCCTTGCTTGAACGTGAGGGACTGCCCGCCAGTCGTGGCGTTGATGACAACCCAGGTCTTCTGTAAATCGTTTGGTGCGAACGTGCAGGTGCGGGTGGCAGAGAGCGTGGTCGAGGTGAACTTGATAACGGCATGACGCGCATCGCTAGAAGTGCCGTCTGATACCGTTAGCGTGAAATCAGCGTCACTGGAGATGTTGTATGTAACTGCGCCAGCAATGGCTTCATCAAGGACATCTGAGAAGTTGCTATTGGTGCTATCGCCCCAGGTTCCACTCTCATCACCCGTGGTGATCAGCTTGATACCAATGTTGCTGTACGTTGCCATTCAATTACCTCTATGCAGCAATCTGCGTCCAATTAGGCGACTGGGCAGTGGAGATATTACCCCAACCAGCGGCCTGTGTAGTGTTGACATCGCTCCATCCAGGAGCTTGCGTGTTACTAATTTCCGCCCAAGCGGGCGACTGGGCGGTACCGATGCCAGCCCAATTTGGAGTTTGTGTAGTGTCTACCAATCCCCAGGCAAGGTAGTAACCAATTTGCCCTTGCGCCTGAACCCCATTCGGGAAAGCGGTAGCCCCGCCTGTAACAATAACCGACCCATTTACGGCGCTACCAAATACCCCGACTGCCTGAACGGTTATGCCTATGCCGATAGAAACAGTGCCTATCGCGCCTGTTGATTCCACTCCGGTAACAGCCAGAACCTGATCTGTCTGTACCGATACTGAACCAACAGAAACTGTACCGCTAACCTTGGTAACTTGAACTGTTGCCGATGCCAGCACAATAACTGTGCCAACTGAAACAACGGCTTCTAGTCCGGTAACCGCAATAACTTGATCAGTTGTTACAGATACGGTGCCTTCTGAAACAGTTGCTGATTCGCCCGTAAGCTGCACATTAGCGGCAGCAGCAACAGCGGCAGTTCCGGTCTGACCAACTGCCTGTTCGCCTGTAGCGGAAACATTGGCAGCAGCATCTACGGTGACAGTCCCAGTTGCAGAGGTGGCATCCACCCCAGTGACAATGACTATTGTTTCTGCATCAACCGCAACGGAGCCGAGGTTTACGGTCGCTTCAACGCCGGTGGGGTAAACATTGGCGGAAGCAAAAACGAGTTCCTCACCAACCGCAGCTAGAACCGCCTCGCCCGTAACCCCCGTTACAGCGGTGGCATTAACGCCAACGGTGCCAACGCCGCCTGTAGCTTGGATGTTAGAGCCGGAGCCAACGCCCCAGCCCTGCTCGCCCCAGCCTACGCCGGAGGCACCCCAGCCCTGAAAGGCAACGATAGCGTCGGCCATGGACGCTACCTAATTAAGCGATTCGAATGATCGCGTTCGAAGCGTCGGCAACAGGGAACTGGATCGTGAAATCACCTGCGGTGGAGGTCTTGTCGCCACCAAACGCAAGCACTGCTACTGCCTTGTTGGACTGGGTGCTGTTGTAGATCAAAGCGCCATTGGCCGTGATCGTGGCAGCACTCCAGGTCGTGTCAGCAAAATCCAAAAACGCGGTCGTGCCGCTGGACGTCGGGACTTGCGACACCGTGAGCGTGTTACCACCCGCGCTGTAGCCAGTGCCACTTACTTCGTTGGTAGCGGAGTACGCCGTCGTCGTAGCGTCTAGCGATGCTGACGAGGTGTACAGCGCGATCTTGAATGTGTCAGCCGTGGTGGAGCCACGAACGACTGTCGTGCCGAACGCATGAATACCATTGAGGATTTCGACCTTAAAGCTGGTCGCCATTGCTTGGCTAATTGCCATTACAGTTCTCCTATAACCTTTGCCAAATCACTATGCCCTTGCAAAGTGAGCTTGGCACAAATCGTGGTGCGTTCGCTTTGCTGAGCTTCTTTCAGATACTTAACAAGCACTTCACGGATATATTCCTTGTAGGCTTTTGCCTGCTCCAATATGGCAGGATGGCTTTGATCACCCACATAGATGATCTTATCCAATGCCCTATCTGCAATTTCTTCTGCCGTGAAACCACGGTTTTGCGTAGTGAACACATTGACAGGGCCAATCTGCATACCGCCACTAAATCCACTCATGACACCGGAATCCTAGCCTGCCCACTGCGATAAGCATCCTGACGCTCCATGCCATCGCCAAGACGCTTGGCAAGCAGGATAGCCTCTTTGTACTTGTTCTCATATTGGGTTTGCAGATCTGGGTCACCTTTCAAATAGGTGTACGCCTCGACAAGCGAACCATAGAGTAGAACAGGATCAAAGTTATCACCAAGCCAACTCGTACCCGCATCCACGATTGATGCAGGATAGAAGAAGTAATGGAGTTCCATCGTGTAAACATTGTCTGGAGTTGGCCCTAATAAAAATGTCAATTCATTTGCGTTATCAGATCGCGGCCCGAACAAGGAATAATAGGCCGGAACGCCAGTAGATGTTGGCGTTGGATAAGACTCACGAATAAAGTTGACATCTTTATTCAGCAGATACTCATAACTTCCATCAGCGAGTATTACTGCCAGCGAGTATGGCGCTAAGAAATCATCAGGGCATGCCAGGTATTTATTACTAGCTGCGGTAGTGCCAGTCACATTCTTGCGAAGCGCCGGGAACTGCACCATGTTATAGATGCGCTTTTCGGCCTGCTTAACAAAAGTCGGAATGTTTGCGACAAACGACGTTTCAGTCGATTGGCAGTACTCTTGGATAGCGGCGCTTAGTTGTGCGTAGTTCATGGTTATCTCAGGTTGTACTTACGGTGACAGAACCTACACCGCCAATTGCCACCAAGTCATTTGGCGTAAGACCATTATCCCACGCCCTAGCACCGCCCACGGGGTTCCATCCCCATTGAATCATGCGACTGCCTCCAGCGCCATTGGCTCCGACAGCGTAGTAGCTGGTATCAGGGCGGGGGTTTCTCACCGCTTGCGGGTCTTCGATGGGATACATGCCCAGAGACAACTGCGGTTGATCTGGTTCCCAACATTCTTGGCAGACCAGAATGTTGACATTCTGCGTTTTGATAACTAGCTCTTTTAACTCGCTGAGTTTGTATTGAAACCCACAGCGATCGCATTCAGCTATCGAATGCCTGCCAGATGCAAAAGGCACCGGCATGGCTTAGCCCGTCAAGAACTGTTGTCGGGGGACGAAACGCACCGCAGCCTTTTCACGATCCTCGCCAGCTGCAAGTTCCCAGCTTTCGTCGTACATGGCTTTTAATGCAACCATGCGATCTGGTGCGATCTTCACTGACAAGAAATAGGAAAGCCCTGCTACCAAGCAAGGCAGAAACCGGAACGGCACATCCTGATTAGTCACGCCAGTGCCAGCATCTAGCATGCGGCGTAAGCGCCAGTACACAAAGGTGTAGGTCTGGCTGTTGTCAGGGACTGGCCACACCGTGAAAGTTGGGTATTGCACCACGCTCGCAGCGTTAGTCTGTCCCGACTTGCGATCAATCCAAACCTGAATCGGACGGCCTTGGGCAGTCTTATTCGGAATGGACGCAAAGGTACTAACCGAAATACGAGTGATGTCAATGTCAGTTTGGTTCTGACCTGTGCCGGTGCGAATCACATGCTCCAGCAAATCGACCGTATCAACAGGCAGATTGTAGGTAGCAGTGCCAGGAGTTAAAACCTGACTGCCTTGCTCCACCGTCCAGAGATTAACGCCCCGGTTAGCCCATTCCATCAACATCAGATTCAAGCTACGCCGCGCAGTCCGCAGGTCGTAGCCTGATCTGAGTTCAGCGCCACAACGCTCAAACGCCTCTTCAACGATGGCGTTGAGATCGAGATTGAACGTCGCTGTTGCGCTGGTTGTCACTTAGTAAACCTTCTTGCCTTTCATCTTGCGCTTTACCTTCTTTCCCTTGCGCAAAAGCTGCAACCCACTGGGTCTGGCTTGCGGGGCGGCAGGCATTGAGACCGGCTGCGGAGCCGAATATGTTCTAACTTGGTCAGGCCCACGAACGGATAGTGGCTGGGCTGTTAAGCCGCCTCCGGTTTTCGGCGCGTCAGGCATGATTGCCTGTGGAGGCTGATACGTTCTTTCAGGCCCGCGAACAGACAGCGGTTGAGCCGTTAAACCACCCCCCGTTTTGGGTGCGTTCCGAGCAGCCAGCTGAGCCTTGGTCATCCCAACTTTAGGAACGGGTTTAGCCTTTGGACTAGACCGAACTCCGGTAGTTATTTTTGACGGCGGCTCTTTATTCGCAGCCATGGCATCTAATCTGGCCTTGAGGTTGGCATACCCTGGCGTTGCTTTTCCCATTGCCATCTTACTGGGAACCTTCTTCCCCTTTGCCATCACTTTCGGCTTGTTACCTTTCCTGGTGACAGCACCCATACCGCGACAATCCATCATGTCTATATCCCCTATTTACGAAGTTTTTTGACCTGTGGCTTTCTTATAAGCCTCTTGCATCTGCTTCCGTTTCTTTTCATCTTCAACGGCCTGCATAGCCTGCTTCTTTTTTTCCTCCGCAAGAAGGCGAGCTTTCTTCTCTTGCTCTTCCTTTGAAGGCATGTAAGCCACAGGCTTATCCGATGCACCGCCATCAAAGCGACGCGTCACGGAATCCTTGTACATGGTGATGCCCTTGCCGCCATATTTGCGATGCATAGCGCCACGAGCTTCAGACAACGCAATGGCAACAGCCTGATCGCGGCTCTTGACCTTCTGGCCAGAGCTTGACTTCAGCTTGCCACGCTTGAACTCGCCCATCACCTTTTCAACTTTGCTCTTCGCCTTGGGTGAAGCAGGGGCTTTCATAATCTCTTGTTTCATGTTTCCTCTATTCATTGGAACTTACCCCTTACGAAATCGAGAGCCGCCTGGAGGCGATGCTTTACTGCCGCCAGAGCCTGCCCATAATACTTTTCTGGCCCAGTAGTTGGCTGAGAAGGGATCACTGGCGGTGTTGCGACCACCTTTCCCTTTGATGCCCGCGCTACGCGCGAGGTAGTTTTTCCGCGCTTCCGGCGAGTAGTTGTGGCCATAACCTCTCCGTCCAAATCGAACCAGTTTAACTTTGTCACCCTTCTTGGCTAACACCACTTTCTTGTGCGTGTCGCCAGCCGGGGCGTTCTTGGGCTTATTGAATCCCGAAAACTTCTCGCCGCGATATTCGATGCCACCAGATGGCAATCGTTTTACGCCCTTGACCATTAGGTGTACTTCTTGCTCAGGTACAGGATGATAGTGTAACGATCACCAGCGGCAGCGCCGATAGTGCTAAACAACACATCACCAGTCTTGCCAGCGCCAGCATTGTTCCAGAGTCCGCCGATATCATCGAACTTATACTCAAAGAACTGATCCTGGCCGAGCGTCATCGCCACCACATCGGTCGTGGCATCCCACAGGATGTCCACACCCATGCCGACCGTGGAAGCGTAGATGCGATCAATCGACACCGTGCTGCACACCTTACCGGCAGGCGCAGACAACGCCGACACATCGACCTTCACAACACCGGATTCACCAGTGCCGTCGCTAATGTTCGTGAACTTAAGGATAGCAACGCGATCACCGTCGATCAGCGTTTGACTTGCTACTGCATCTGCCATGTATGTCTCCTTAAAGCAGGCGGGACGAATCCCGCCGCTATTTTAATTAGGCAACAGCAAGACCAGTCTTGATGTCAATCCAATCCGTGCCATCGCTAAACGCAACCGTGCCAACGCCAGAGTTGGCATTCGATACATAAAGAATGCGGCCAGCGGTCGTGGCTGCCGGAAGCGAAGCTAAAACCGCCGACGGAATCAAAACCGTTTCGCCGGAAGCGTCAATGGCGCCATCGAATCCATTCTCGGAAACAACCGGGCCAGAAAAAGTTGTAGTACCCATTTTAAAAAATCCTCACATGCGAGTTGCTCATATCCGTCTGCATGTCGTCAGCCTAGTCTGTCTGATATGAGCGATAAACCTAGGATAAAGGAAAGAAGGGGGTCTTGCGACCCCCTCCTCTTTGCTTCTTACGAAGCGCCAGGCGATCCGAAGATGCCGAGCGGATCAGACACACCGAACGAATAACGCTCGCGAGCCTTGTACCGCACGTTGCCGGTGTCGAAGTCTCCATCCATGCTCGTCTCAAGCGGCGCACGGACAAAGTGCTTCATGCCATTCGGCACGTCGGTCATCAAGAACCAAGCGTTCGTGTCAGTCAGGTAGTGGTTCACAGAGAACCCTTCCGGAATGACACCCATCGACTTCAGGGCGTTGATGTCGTTGTCAGCGGTCGCCGGACGGAGTTCCG